CCTTCAAATCATCTACGCCGTAGCGACGTGGCACGTAATAATACGGAATTGCTTCAAGCATAGCTTGGCTTTCATAAACTCCGGCAAGCTCTTGGAAGCGGGCAGTTACTTTTTCAAGGCCGAGAGTTATGAATAAATGGCGCTGCACCATTTCTATCCTGATACGTAGCTCATTCAATCCTGCGCGGATTGAACAGAAATTCACTCCAGATAAATCACCTGTTACTTGGTGGTAGGCTAGGCCAAGAGCTGCGGCTATCTTACTCCATTCATCCTCTAATAGCACTTGCAGATTTCCTCCAATATCGTCTAAAGAAGAGAGTGTTACTGATTCTCCTTTGTTTAGATATTGCACATTACCTCCTGCTCCTTGAATAATTGTCTTACGTTTTCCTTTTTCATCTACTTCATTTGGGTCGGCAGAACTACGAACGGTACCAGGAGCAACTGCACTAGTAACAGAGGTATTGGAGATTATCCAGGAAATAGCTTGTGCAGCTTTCTGCCGTTGAATAGTGGCATCAACTAGCTCATCCATCTCGTAGATGTTTAGCAATACTGCTGCCAGCATTGGTACTCCTCTCCATTGCCCAGGCCGCTCCCTTTCGAAAATATGAATTACATCTTCAGCAGGAACTGCAATACGGACATTGCCAGGAACAGTAAGTAATCTACTTCCAGGATGTTTCTTCCAAAAGTAATAAGTAGCTGGCTTTCCATCTACAAATCCAATGCCAGTACGTACATCTTGTTCTGCAGGAATCATTGGATTCAGCCCTACAGATTCCGAAGTTACTTTGTTAAAAGTTGGGTCTAGTTGCTCTGCTTCCAATACCTTCAATGCAAGAGGAATCTTGCTTGTTTTCCTTTTGGAGATAATCATCTGAGTCAAAGATTCACCAGACTCAAAGAGAGCTCCTCCCCAGATAGCTTCAGTATTGTATAGAGTACCATAACCGTCGTGATTGCACTCCTTTATCCAGATATCCCAAAGCTTCTGCATTTTCTTATTTGCAGTTTTATTTGGATTCTTCCATTTTACAGTAATCCCATTGCCTATCCAGTTTGCAAGAAGCCTCTTCTTCGCAGTTATACTACAAGCATTATTCCGCACCAAATAATGAGAACGCGCCCAAAGATTTCTAAGTTCTCTTGCAGAAACAGTATCTTGATCTCCTTGCGAGAGGCCTTTTTGCTCCATACGGTAAGAAGTAGTTGCACCTTCATATCCTGCCTGCCGTGGAACTGTATAAGTTGTATCAAATTCTGACATTAGTAAATTCCTTGCTTGTTTACTACCAACGGCATACTAGCAAATTGCCTAAAAGTAGGTGCAGTCTCAGTCAGCGCTAACAATTCTTGCTCTAAAAGATTCTTCTGAGCTAGCAAGCTCTCTAATGTAACTTCTGTGAACTTATGTGCTCGTCGCAAGATGTTAGTATCAATCCGTAGTTCAGTAATGCGAGTACCAGAGTATATACTCTGCAATGCTCCATTAACTATATCTAGCTCCGCTTGAATTTGTTCTGCTGTTCTTGCCATACTCTCCTCGCTTATTTTATATTCAAAATACTTCGTTCAGCTTGAAGCCAGTGCTCATCTGTCCACTCACGTAGCTGCAGCGCATAGCTTACAAACAAATTCATTTTCTCGCAATCTGCTGCTTCCTTACGCTTACCTGGCTTAAGTTCGTAGCGCATAACTTTGTTATCGGAACTAATACGCTTTACCATAGAAAGCATCTGCTCTTCGTACATACCATAGGAGTATTCACAATGGTAGAAACGATCTTTGGTACCTTGCTAAGCAAGCCTACGCAGAACTTCCTCATAAGCTTTGTGTGCTCCCATCATAAACACAGTTACGCCGGAGCGACTAGCCATAGTAGCACGGTATTGAGCGTCAGTAGGATCTTCTGGAGGTCTAGGGTCAGTGTAGACTTCTGCATTAAAGTTAGTATCAGATGCTCCCTTCGTAGCAAATACATGCAACAGCGGCTCTACCTCATTCATTGCATTTACCCAATCATACACTAATTGAGATGTTTTACCATCCGAACAGTCTATTGAGATACCTTCTAACTTCAATTGAATGTTCTGACCCTGCAGGTCTTTTGCTACGTGTGGGAAGGTGCCAAGCATCATCTCCGTTAGTTCCTGCCAGACTGGGTCTTCGGAGTCCAGAACATTGCCAAATATTTCTTTCCACACTACTCCCCAGGAGCAATTATTTCTACCCCATGCACGAATTACTATTGCGAAACGATTATGCTGAACATCAATACCTGCAGTGAGCAAAACACCTCCCATAGGAACATAACCTTCATTATAGGAGAGCCTTGCTTTGCGCAACTGTTCAATATCTATTCCGGTGTTCTTTGTTTCGTAGGCTCTTCCTTCTGTATTATTTACGTAAGATTTCATTAACCCTTCTTCTCCGCGAGCTAATGCAATCTCTGCTTTTATTTTTTTCTTCATTATCTCTGTATGAGTACTAGCAGCAAAATTACTCATAAGTTCGCAAAAAGCAAAACCATAAATATCTGTTTCTTCTGGCTTTTTTGCTAACCAGCCTAAATTATTATAATTTAAAGCTTCTAATACTGCCCAATTACGATCACCATCATCCCAAATAGCTCTGCAATACTCACACTCGTAATAAGCAGTAGCTGGATTCCATTTATTGTAGATGTCATGCATCTTCATTCCTGGATATAAATCACATTTCAGATTACTGAAATTAAATTCTTGCAATTTACCACAACGTCTACAAGGAACCAAATAAACCATTTGATTACTTTGTTGATAAGCTCTATCTACCCTTGAAAATCCTGCATCTGTAGGAGTTCCAGCATAAATAAGTTTACGCTCTTCGTAGGTCTTCTGACGTTGCATTAGAATATCTAATGCGTCTCCTTGGTTGCCTACATCGTCTTGCAGGCCATCTGGCTCTTCTACCAAGATGATTGGAACAGAAGTAGACTTCAAATCCTCGGTACTGCGAGCGGTAATCAATGAGAGCCAACCACCATGGAATTTAAAAAACTTGTAGGAACAACGATCTGGATTGCCGATGGTATCCAATAGATAAGGATTAGCACGAATCATCGGTTTGATTTTTTCCCTGGAATATTTCTTAGCAGATTCCATCCTAGGAAAAGCTACGATGATATTCTGCGGGTCAAGGTGCATCCGTTTGCTCATATAGGAGTTGGTAGTTTCCGACCAAGCTATCTGCGCACTCTTCTTACCAACTATTACATGAATATCTACGTTATCCATGCACTCCATAGGGAAAAGCATGAATGGAGTCTTCATACAATCCATCTTGCCTGGAGAAGCGGTAACGTCTGCCCCTAACCAGCGATACTTCTCAGCATATTCACGGGTGGAGAGTCGCTCAGGTCGTCGAAAGAACTGCAACATCCTGCCAAGGAAAATTCTCTCTGTGATGTTCTCCTGCGTAGCCTTACATAAGGTCATCTAGCTCTCCAGCTCGCTCCGGCTGAACGTAGTCATCAAAGCTGCTCAAAGGATTATCTTCTTCCAGTTTCTCAATCTCGATTTCCTCATTCATCTTAGTTTCGATGAACGCAGCTAAGTCTTCTTGCCCACGTTTGAAAATAGATTCGCCAAGATGGAATAGTTCCTCCATAGCTTGATCAATGGTATCTACTGTTTCTGGATGCTTGCGGGAGATGCTAACTAGCCTAGTGCGGATATGGATAAAGATTGGTTCGAATGTTTCTGCAAGTTGTGCAATGTCCAAAAGCTCTTCTTTTTTCTGCTTGATGTTCAGCCATTCCATTTCCGTTTTGGCAGTATCCAACTTAATTTTTTGCAATAGCGCTGCTTCACCAACATTGGAAACTTTACTACTAGATTTAGTTTTCCAGTAGTTAATATAATGTGTGATGCACTCCTTATATGATGCGTCTGAATTAGGAGGGAGCTTACCATCCTGACGGCCTTGATAGACCATTTGTACATTAATCCCTAGAAGCCCTGCAAGTACTGCTGGACTAGGCTTCGAGTGTATATTGATTTGCTGAACTTGCTGTTTAG